AACCAGGGAGAGGTATAGGCTTATACATTTGACCGTTCGCATGACGGTTGTAAGGAGCAATAATTAATCCGCCCACACCTCTCAAATCAATCAACCTTTCTACTGGAGTCTCATCAGTTCTTCTTGTAGCAAAGGTTGTATAGTTTTCTGGGTTATTGTAATAGTAATGCATACCCTTACCTGTTCTTACTTTATATGGGCAAGTAGGTAGGTTCTCTTCAACCCAGTTCATAGCTTCTGGAGAGTCTGCATCAACGACCATAAACTTACCGCAAACTAATGAAACGACTAAGTTATCTCTATTTACAAACCATTCTTGTACGGTTTCACGACTAGGCCTTTCGTTCTTGTATTGTTCCCAACCTTTGAGAAAAGGGGGTGGTTTTTTATTGGATCGTTGAAGCGGTACTACGTTATAGCCTTCATCATAAAAAGCCAAAGCAATATCTATCGCTGCCTCATCCTCAGACAGATTAAAATCAAACATTTTGACTTAATCTTCTGTTAGTAGTTCTGCTATATCGCCATAAATACTTTCAAAGTTTAGTCTACCTTCTGTTAATTTTATGATTCTTTTAGCTTGTCTGATAGACGGTTGTCTGTGGCCATACTTCCAGGCCTCAATAGTATGTTCTGAAACATCCCACTCATGTGCTGCTTTTTGTTTGCCTAAAAACTGTATGTACTCTTTAAGATTATAGGGGCTTACTTTTCTATCTTTGTATTTTGGTTCTATACCCATCTCTTCTAGTTTCCTTAATTTTTGCCTGGATATTGAATTTACTCTATGATAGTAATTAGCGATCCACACAAAATTTTCTATTGCACTTTCCATTAAACCTCCTTACAGTTTGAAAATATACTATTTTACATATTGTATATTTATAGTATATAATATGCAAGTTACATATATTTACTAAAGGAGGTTAATATGAATAACGATTTGAAAAGCAGGATTGTTACTCCAGAGAAGCTTGTCCAGAACCAAGGTGCAAAAGTCTTGGTATATGGTATGGCTGGAGCTGGAAAAACAAGCCTTGCTAAAACTGCACCAGGTAAGGTGTTAGTGATAAGTGCTGAAGCTGGTCTACTTTCTATCAAAGATGCAACTAATGTAGATGCGATAGAAGTTAAAGAAGCTTCAGAGTTAATGCAGTTACATGAACTGCTTAAATCTGGACAGTTGCAATACGATACGGTTTGCTTGGACTCAATCTCTGAGATCAGCGAACTCTTATTACAACAAGAAAAAGCTAGGCACAAAGATCCACGTAAAGCTTACGGGGAAGTACAAGAGTCTGTAACAAATGTCATGCGAGCATTTCGTGATTTACACATGCATGTTATGTTTATTTGTAAGGAAGAGAAAATAAATAGTGACGGTATCTTTATGCACGAACCTAAAATGGTTGGCACAAAGTTAGGCCAGTCCATTACTTATTTCTTTGATGAAGTCTTAGCTCTTAGAGTAATTGACGATACAGACGCTGAGGGTAATGCAGTTCAAGCCAGGTGGTTACAAACCAGAGTTGGCCAAGGCTTCGTTGCTAAGGATAGGAGTGGTAAGTTAGAAGCTTTTGAAGTTCCAGATCTTACTAAATTAATAGACAAGCTAGGGTTTAATGCCGTAGCTACAAACACAGATAATGTGAAGGAGATCAAGAATGTCTGACTTTGATGAAATTTCCTATATGGAATCGGAAGATAAACCTATAGGTCCAGGGGTTGCCCCTTCTGGGGATTATGCATCCAAAATTATTGCAGCTGAGAAATATAAATCAACTGCTGGTAATTGGACGCTTAAAATGACTTTTCAAATAGCTGGTGGTAACTATAGGGATCATAACGAATGGTATAGCCTATGGTCAGCTAATGAAGAGGCTAAGAGAGTAAGTACAGAAATATTTACTAAACTAAGTAAAGCGGTTGGCTTTGAAAAGCAACCACCTGTATCTGCACAAGATTATGTAGGTAAAGAGCTTTCACTTACTCTTAAAGAAGTTGAAAACAACTGGACTGACAACGAAGGTAATCAAAGGACAGGCACTAAGAATAAAATCTTAGCTACTAATCCTGCTGATACTGGAGGTATGTCGCCACCCCCTGCGGCAGTACCACCCGATTTGGGATAAAACTAAGGGGCGTAAAGCCCCTTTTTTTTAATTATTAAATAAAGCTTTTAACTTTCGCCTGGGAATAACTTTCTTTTCTTCACACTTATAACAACAATTACCTTTAGCTACTGGCCAGGCATTATGTCCACGGTTCCAATATGCGATACCGTCTATAGTTCTTTTTATTTCAATATCGCCCTTACAAATGACACATTTATGTATGGTTTCAAACAAGCTCTTTTTCATTTTCTTGTTCTTTTTTTTCTGCAATTAACCAAAACCTTTCATCCCTTTTTTCTTTAAGTACCAGTTCAATATATGCTATTTTTTTATTTATTTCTTCTATTTTTTCATCTATATTCATTTTCTGTTCTCCATAAAAGCGTAGATCATTAAGAGTAAAAGCCCTACTACGGCATAAAAGCTAAGATCCATTACAGCTCCTCTAGTTCTTTGATAAGTTTATTAAGATACCATACGGCCTTTTGCAGATCCTGGATGTTAGATCCTTTATGATCTTCACGCCAGATATATTTGATTGCAGCAGCTTTAAGATAACCTTTGAACTCTTCTTTGGTTAAAGCTGACTTGATAGCATCTATACATTCAACAGATCCCTTCTTATAGTGTGGGGGGTGGTTTACGTTATCTGTCATTTTGTTTCTCCTGATGTTGGAATTGTTATATGTTTTTTTTTATATGGAGTGCTAGCACTACCTATAATTACGTTGTCTTTAATTGATGTTGTACGTATTGCGTAATATGGAATTTTTTTTAACTTAGCTTTGTTCATTTTGTTTCTCCAGGAGTTCGTGCATTAATGACCATTCGTGGTTTTGTTTTTTGTATTGTGGTTGTTCTAAAGGTTGGTACTTTTCTGCTTCTTTTATTTGTTCTTTTATTGCTTTAATTTTATTGTGCATTTTATAAAAATTTGCATCTTGTGGTGTTACATTGTCTACAACAAAATCACGCAAAACTTTTGGTAAAATATCTAACGCCTTTGCTAAACCCGACCTACTAAAGAAGTAATTTTGTATTAGGTATTCAATATCCTTACGCATTTTTATCATTTCAACTTCTTTAATCATTTTGTTTCTCCAATATTTTCTCTGCTGTATTTGCAGCTACTCTAAGACTCGTAAATTTTTGATGTGCTAATTTTTGTAATGCCTGCCAATAACAGTCGTATTTGTTAGCTAAATATTTACAAGTAACAATTTCACTCATACCTTGTTCTGTATAAGATTTTATTTCTTCTACAATAATCTCTCTTGCTTTTTTTATATCACTAGCATCAATCATTTTGTTTCTCCTTCTTTGTAGACTTCTCTTCCCAAACATTTTTAAGTTTGGTTATGTCTAGTTTTTCTTTGGTAACTTTCTTTTTGGCTTTGTTAAATATTCTTTCCCAACCTTTATCCCATTTATCTGGGCTTTTGGCTCTAGGCCTATCTCCTTTACCGCCGTGCCAAGGTTTACTCACCAGGCTTCTCCTTGTATTTCTCTCTTAGTTCTGGAAACTCGCTTAAAAACATAACTAACATACTTCTCGTTTCTTTATTGTTCACTAGCTTTGATAACAATTCACGTAAGGCCATAAGGTTATGCATATCAATATCTCTCTTGATCTCTGCGATAACCTCTTCAACCAACTCATCATTCAAATTCATATCCCAGCATAACCTCAACTACACTTGGAGTGTTATAAATACTGGGCGTTTGCCCATCGCAGACGGCTTTATAAGCTCCAAGCGTTTCTTCAAGTTGAGACCACCCTTTCTCCATATCCTCATTATTAATTTTGAATATTTTAGTTGCGAAAGGATGCTTAGTTTCTTGTGCAACAAACAAGAAATCTTCTACTTTAAAACCTGCCTTCTCAAAACCTCTCTTATACATAGCGGCCTGTAGATCATAGGTATACCGTCTAATAGAGCGAGTAAATCCAGATACGGAGCAATCGCTAGTAGTCTTATAGTCTATAAGCACTATTGATTCATCTGAATAGGGTTTTACTAAGGGATGTCTAATAACATCTGATCTGACTTTAAGCAGAACATCTTGCTCCCACCAGTACAAAGAGTTTTCATACGGTTTAGTAAAAACACCAGGATACTCGCCCTGGTCAACGTCAAGGAACTTTCTTGCATCTTCAATAAGATTATCTTTCATCTGAAACAAGGTATCCCTTTTGTCTTGGTTAATAACAAGCATACCCCTGTTTTGATAATCAATCTTGAGTTGCTTATTAACATTTGTGTATGGAGATCCAGATATAACTGCAACCTCTTTACTGAATACTTCTTCTCCTTCAACAATCAAAGAGTGGGCGGCAGAACCGAATTGCATAGCTGCTGTCGGCTCCACCTCCTCTCGCATAGCATGTAACTGCGATTGTCTAAATCTCCTTAGGGTAGATGAAGACACGCCTGGTGATTGATGATAGTATGCATTATCCATATCGGGAAAATACATAGCATCACCAATAGCTACATGCTGATGATTTTTAAGTGAGTTTGGTAGTGGTGGGTTATTTATCATGATGCCTTCCTTAGGCATTTTTTAACCCATTTCAAAGATTTTTTTTCTGTTTCTGATTCTGTTTTACTTCTTAAATCATAGTATTCATAATAAAATTCAGACATCCATTTGATACATTCTTTTTTTGTACCTCCAAAACTTAAACCATTACCAAGATATTGCACTTCCCAAAAAGGTTTAAATCCTGGCCTGTTGGTATCTATACCATTATGCTCTGATCCTTTTTCCACATAATCTAATTCAAAATTGCTATCAATTAGCATTATCCACTCCCATTTGTAATAAGATTTACTTTTTGTTCAATCTTCTCAACTTCATCAAGTAAGTTTACTAATGATACCTTTAATTCATGAACCAGGTAATTGATAGCATCTTGTTTTTGTTGCTGTTTAATGTTGTTAATTTGTGCATCTAAAAGCACACTACTCATACTGTTTGTATCTATTGACATATAACCTCCGTCAAAATATTGTATAAGTATAAACAAAGTCTAGACATTTATCAATACAAACTGTAAAATAAATTAATTACATATCAAAAAGGAGTAAATATGGGTAAAACAAACAATCTTTATATGATGATGAGGTTGTCGTATGAACAGGCCGTAGATGATTACAATAACAAGAAAGCTGACTCTTTGTTGGGAGCTTATCAAAAATACTACAAAATCAACGTAGGTATGACATGTTTAAATCCACAAGGGGATCTTATAAACTTTTATGATGAGGATAATAGCCAGGAGTGTCCAATATGAGTAAAAGCGAAGGTATCCAGGGTAAATTTAAAATAATGGTCATGAAAGACGTAACTTGGGAAACTGTTGGAAGATTTACTGACGGCAAAGATGCTTATGATAAAATTAAAGAATTACAACTAAAAGGAGATTATGTGAGGATCATAACAAACCAGGACGGACAATCTTTTGATTCTTGGCATGGTAAATAGTTATGATTGAATTTATCCAATTCTTCTTCTGGTTCTTTGTTGCAGTTATCGTAATACCAGGTATCTTTATCGTTCTTTTTGATCGAATCTAAAAACCCTTTAAAAACCAGGACTTTACAAATTGTAAAGAATATGTTATAATAGGATTCTAGCCTAGAGCTAGTTTGTTCTTAAAAATAAAAATAAGAGGAGAAACTGACATGAAGATTTTAATCGCATGTGAGTTCTCAGGGATTGTAAGAAATGCTTTCTTAGACAAAGGGCATGATGCCTGGTCTTGTGATTTGCTACCAAGTGATGATAGATCCAACCGTCATATACAAGACGATATTAGAAAAGTGATGTATATGGATGATTGGGATTTTATGATGGTTGCACATCCACCTTGCACTCGCTTATGTCTTTCTGGTAATAGGTGGTATACAAAACCACCAAAAGGAAAAACACTTGAGCAGTTAGAAAGGGAAAAGATTGAATCATGTAAATTTGTTGCAGAACTCTGGGATGCAAACATTCCAAAGATTGCAATAGAAAATCCTTTGATGAGAGGAGATTGCAAAGAGCTGATCAATAAGTTTTCTGTAAATGATTTCAATAAGCAAAACCAAATAATTCAACCTTATGAATTTGCGGAAAGCCTGGAGTCTAAAGATAACATAACTAAAAGAACAGCTCTTTGGTTAAAAAATCTTCCTAACCTTGTTCCAACAAGCAATTTTACAAAAGATACGGCTTGTAAAACTGCTATACATCATGTGCCACCAGGCCCAGATCGTTGGAAAATTAGAAGCACTTTCTTCCCAGGTGTTGCCAAAGCTATGGCAGAACAATGGGGATAACAAACCTTGAGAACAAAGAAAGGGAGTGTAAAAGCTCCCTTTTTTATTATTGTCAATTATTGTCAAGACTATAATGACGCTAATAAACATGATAAGAATGGGCTTTTGACGATTATTTTATTTTTGGCATTATTGTCATAGGCAATAAAGAAATCTATCCCTATTTATAAGATAATACTTGACAAGCTATAGATCTATAAACTATCCTCTCAATACATATTAGGGTAATGTGGGGTAGGCTAGTATTAAAATAAATACCCTAATTTGCTAAATATGGGATATAAGAAACATAAACTAGAATACGAGCCAATCATTTCAGACGAAGCAGAAGCTCCTCCAGAATTTGCAAACCTAGACAACAAACTTACCAGACGACAAAGAAACTTTGTATGGATTTCTGTCAATAATCCAAGACTATCTTTAGTGGAGTGTGCTTCCAAAGCTGGTTATAAAGATCCAAGACAAGCTGCTGTTAATGTGTTTAAGAATGAACTTGTAAGACAAGAATACAATTTTCTCACTAATGAAGTAAAAAAGAAGTATGAACTGAACTACGATAGGGCAGTCCAGGACTTATATGATATTAGGGATAAGGCTCTAGCGGCAGGGTCTTTTAATGCGGCCATATCTGCCCAGAACTCTTTGTTAAGGGTTGGTGGCTTAATTGTGGATAGAAAAGAGGTTATGTTTGGTAAAATAGATCAAATGAGTAGAAAAGAGGTAGAAACCAGGTTAGGTCAGTT